CGATGTGCCTATACCTGTAGGTTCATCACTAGAACTGCTATCAGGTGGTAAGGTCATACTTGAGACAACAGATGCTATACAGATAGATTGTTCTGTAGCAGATAAGATATCAGGAACACTAAGCATAATGGAGATAACATAAGATGCCATACATAGGACCTCCTGCTCCAAATAGATTCGTAGCATCCAAAGCAGCCACACAGTTTTCAGGTGATGGTTCTACAACTGCATTTACATTAGACCATGCAGTAGGGTCTGATGAGGATATACTTGTATCTGTAGATGGTGTTATACAAGAACCATCTGTAGCATATGCAGTGAGCAACGGAACTACACTTACATTTACTGCTGCACCATCAAGTAACTCAGGTAATAACATCTTTGTATACTACTTGTTTAGAACAGTGGGTACAGTAGGGCATCCTAGTAATAATGCTTTGAGTGCAACAAGTGGTACGTTTAGTGCAGGTGTATCAGGAACAACAGGCACGTTTAGTGGTGTATTAAAAACAGACGATACCACAGAAGCAACCTCAACCACCGATGGTTCACTACAAACTGATGGTGGTTTAAGTGTTGCAAAAGATATTGTAGCAGGTGATGACATACATTTAAAATCTGATTCTGCACAAATAAGTTTTGGTGCAGATAGTGAGGTAACTTTAGACCATACTGCTGACACTGGTCTTACATTACAAGGAAGTGGACTAAATACAAATTTTAGTCTTTTATCGTTTCACACAACAGACTCTACAACTCCTGATTTCCGAATGGGAAAATCAGCAAGTAATACAGTTGGAACTTTTACAACAACTGCTGATGGAGAAGCATTAGGTCAAATTAGATTTACTGGTCAAGATACAAATAATGCTGCTAGAACTGGTGCATCAATATCCGTAAATCAATCTGGTAGTGCTACTGGTTCAACTTGCCCTGCCGAGATGAAATTTAGTACAACTGCTACAGAACGTATGCGTATATTTTCTTCTGGTAGAGTTGGTCTTGCTGATGGAACTAATCCTGAACAATCTGCTCAACTTGATGTTAAAAGAAATAGTGATGAGATTGTTTACTTTAGAAATAACAGTGGTGTTGGTGTAAAGTTAACAGCAGGTAATCAAAGTTTTTCTGTTGTTTCAGATGTAACTAAAAAAGAAAATATCAGTGAATTAGATAAACAACAAAGCTATGACAATATAAAAAATATAAGAGCAGTTACTTTTAAATTTAAAGACATAGAAATTACTGATGATGATGGTAAAAAAACAACATATGTTGATGATAAAAATCGTATAGGTTTCATTGCTCAAGATTGGGAAAATAAATACACGCAGTTAGTAAATACAGACAAAGATGGTGTAAAAACTTTATTATATACAGAAACAACTCCAGTTTTATTATCTGCATTACAAAAAGCACAAGAAAAGATAGAAGCCTTAGAAGCCAAAGTAGCAGCATTGGAGAGTAAATAATGGCATTAACAAAAGTAATAGGTGAAGGTATAGGCACAGTAACTAATCAGTTTTCTGATGCTAATATGGCATCAGGGAGTGTTTTGCAGATTGTGCATACACAAGCTCAAACTGTTCAAGGAGTTACTTCAACTTCATACGCTGCAATGAATGGTTATAATACAGCGATAACACCAAGTAGTACATCAAGTAAAATTTTAATTCATTTTGGGTATCATGTTTTTAGGTCAACTCATACTAGTAATACTTGGCGAGGTGCTGCTGTAAGACTTATGAGAGTTACTGGTGACACAGTTTTATTAACCGATGGTGCTGATTATGGAGTTGCAGCTCTTTTTACGGATGCCAATGACAGATACATGGCTTTTGCTTCAAGTAGTTTTTTAGATACACCAAACACTACTAGTGCAACAACTTATGGTTTGGAGTGCAAAGTGTCAGGTGGAGGTACTGTTGACTTCAACAATAGTAGTTATGGCAAACAAGGTTTTATAACCCTTTATGAAATAGCAGGATAAAAAAATGGCAAGTGTAAAAGATGCTCTTATAGCTTTAAATATTACTGAATGGACAATGACAGGAGAGCCATCAAGTGAAGTTGAGTTTAATAATAATTTTAAAAAGATTACAGGAGTTGATGAAAAGGAAAGGGGAATTATAAGCACAAACCCTTCTGACTTTGGTGTCACATGGAATCAAATCACTGCTAAACAAAAAGAATTAGAAACTGCTTATAAGAATAATAAATATCAAAGAGATAGAGCAGAAGCATATCCATCTATAGCAGACCAATTAGATGATTTATATCACAATGGCATTGATGGTTGGAAAACAACAATCAAAGCAATCAAAGACAAATATCCGAAAGGTTAAACAATGGCATATATAGGGGTCAGTCCGTCTAATGGAGTACGTAGGGTTCACACCTACACTGCAACAGCATCGCAGACCACATTCAGTGGTGCAGGTGCAGAGGGTACATCTTTAAGTTACAAAGACAGTAACTTCGTAGATGTGTACCAAAATGGTATCAAGTTAGGTGACGCAGACTATACATCAACAAGTGGTACATCAATCGTACTAGCACAAGGAGCATCCGTAGATGACCTCGTGGTGGTCGTGGTATTTGATGTGTTCTCGGTGGCAGACACTGTAAGTAAAGCAGATGGTGGTACGTTTGATGGTAATGTTACGATGGGTGGTACGCTTGGAGTTACAGGTGCATCTACATTAACTGGAGCATTATCTGCAAAAGGTGGTGCAGTATTTAACGAAGATAGTGCAGACGTAGATTTCCGTGTTGAATCAAATGGTGAAACGCATGCTTTATTTGTTCAAGCAGGAGCTGATTGTGTAGGAATAAAAACAACATCACCTAACGATTACTATGCAGATGATTTAGTTCTTACTGTTCCAGATGAGGGTGGTATGACTATTGCACAAGGAACAGCAGAACAATCTTATTTAGCGTTTGCAGACGGAACGAGTGGAGATGCTAGATATCGTGGGTTTCTAAGTTACGACCATGCCTTAGATGCTTTATATCTTGGTACTTCTGGTGCATATAAATTGTTAATAAATAACACTGGTCAACACACCATAGAATGTAATAAAGCAAGTGGTTATGCTTTAAATGTAAGAAATGATGGAAATGATTCAAATAGATATGGAATCGTTACAAGAGTTGGTTCTGATACTGGTTCTGGAACAAGTTATTCAATGGGTTTTCAAGATGGTGATGGTAACGCTGTTGGTAGTATTACGCATAGTGGAGGAAGTACAAGTTTTAACACATCATCAGATTATAGATTAAAAGAAAATGTAACTTATGATTTTGATGCAACAACTAGATTAAAAGAATTAAAACCTTGTAGGTTTAACTTTATAGGACAAAAAGAAACAGTGGATGGATTTATTGCACATGAGGTTACTGCTGTTCCTGAAGCAATAGTTGGTGAAAAAGATGCTATGACAGAAGAGGTGCTTTACACTGATGGTGATGCAATACCTGAAGGCAAAAAAGTTGGTGATGTAAAAGAAGCATCTAAGATTGACCCACAGGGCATAGACCAAAGCAAACTTGTACCTTTATTAGTCAAAACCATACAAGAATTAGAAGCTAGAATTACAGCATTGGAGAGCAAGTAATGACCAAAGCAGCAGAATTAGCAAAGATGGGTGAAGTCCTAACCAATAGTCAGATTGGTGGGCGAAGGAATATTATTATCAATGGTGCAATGCAAGTGGCACAGAGGGGTGCAGATAATTTAAATATTACATCTGCAAGTGGTGGTACATTTGCTACTGACAGATTTAAGTTTTATCTTAGTTTAGGTGGCACTGCACAATTTGACCTTCAACAAGTTGCCGAAGCACCGACTGGCTCTGGTTTTACAAAAAGTTTAAAAGTTTCTTGTGATGTTACAGCTACTTTAACAGCCAACCATTATTTGTTTTTGGAGTACAATATAGAGGGTCAAGATGTTCAGCAACTTAAAAAAGGTACTTCAAGTGCAGAAAAGGTTACTCTGTCATTTTGGTTAAAATCAAATAAAACTGCATCTGGTCAAGTGAATCTTCGTGACCACGACAATACAAGAATGATAAGCAAAACTTATACAATATCTGCTTCTAACACTTGGCAATTTGTTACATTAATTTTTGATGGTGATACTACAGGGGTTATTACAAACGACAATTCCAAAGGTTTGGCTTTGGAGTTTTGGCTTGATAGTGGAACTACTTATAGTAGTGGAGCAACTCCTTCAAGTTGGGAAGCAACGTCTGCATCAGACAGAAATGCAACCAACTTTGGGTTAGTTTCTAGCACAGACAATGAATGGTATATCACTGGAGTGCAATTAGAAGTGGGAGATTATCCAAATGGTACTCCATTTGAGCATAGGTCATTTGGGGAAGAACTAGCTTTATGTCAGAGGTATTGTTTTGATATGAATCCACCTACAGGATCAAGTCCACGCACTCCTTATATTATGCCTGCCGCTGTTTACAATGGTACACTTACCATCGGTTATGCTAGTTTTCCAGTAGAGATGAGGACAACACCTACAGTTACACTTACAGGAGATTCTGGTGATTTCTCTTATATTGAGGGTGCTTCAACTAGAGCTTGTACTGCTTTTGGTGTAAATGGAATGACTAATACTGGTGGAGGTATAAATTGGACTTGTGGTGGAGGTGGAATGACAGTTGGAAATGCAGGTAATATTTATATTGAAGATGATAAAAGATGTATTATGGATGCCGAGTTATAGGAGAGAAAATGAATATTACAAGTGCTAAATATTACAGAGACATAAGAACAAACGAAAATTGTTCTATTAATATTGTTGTAGAAAATAAACAAATGTCTGTACCACTAGACCCTAACAACAGACACTACCAAGCAATCCAAGAGTGGGTCAAGGAAGGCAACAAGATAGAGGATGCCGACTAGCATGGAAAGCATTGACCCAATGTTATTTTGGAACATAATCCTGACTATGGTCGTTGTACCATTCGGTTGGGCATTTAACAAGATGTTCCAAGAGGTAAAACGAATACAGATACTCCTTAACAAGACACGAGAAGAGTATGCACGTAAAGATGATGTAAAAGATGATGTGCATGAGTTGATGGATGCACTAAGAAGATTAGAAGATAAGTTAGACAAAGTATTGATGGGAAGTAGATAATGGCAAAATTTGCAGGATTTAAACCCGAAGGCATGAGAAAAATAGCCAATAGAATGGGTTATCAAGGCTCTATGGATGACTTTGATAATTATTTACAACAAAACCCTGAAAAGAAAAGACAAATGATTGTGTTTGAATCTATAGCTAAACAAATGGCTAAAGGTGGTGTTGTTAATATGCGTGTAGGTGGGGTTAATACACTACCACAACCAACAGGCACTCCTACTGGACTACCCACAAAACAAGACTTAGGTCAAGCAGATCCTAGACAATTACCACAAGCAGACGTACCCTCTCCACCTACACAATATACTCCTACTACTGGCATAGGTGATGTTTTTACTGATAGAGCACAAAACCCTGCATTGCCTCAAGGTGGTGTAACTATACCTCTTGGAACACAGATAACACAAGATCAATTATTAAGTGGTGACTTAGGACAACTATCGGGTACAGTCGGTGTGCCTACAACTGTAGCACCGACAACAACTGCTAATATACAGCAACAAAAAGATGCTAACATAACTTCTGCAGAGAGGAGTGCTCCAGCAGTAGATAGTGCTTTGGCGGCAACTCAAGCGGCACAGACAACATTAGAAGACCCAAGAGCAAAAGTATTAGCAGCTCAACAAACAGCATCAAGCGTTGGTGATTTGAATGCTGCACAAGGTCAAGCCACATTATTACAAAATCCAGTACAAAGACAAATAGAGCAAGGTGAACTAGTATCATCTACTGCTAATGCAGAGACTGCATCTAAGTACACAGAGCAAATACAAGCGGCAACTGCAACACCAACAAGTCAAGCAACTGTTCAAGGACAGTTAGCTAGTCTTACTGCAAACTTTGATGCCACTAACCCACCATCATGGGCGGCAGGTGCTATCAGAGGTGTACAAGCAGTGATGCAACAAAGAGGTTTGGGTGCATCTAGTATTGCAGGTCAAGCATTAATACAAGCTGCCATAGAGTCAGCTTTACCTGTAGCACAAGCAGATGCTAGTGTATTTGCACAATTTGAGAATCAAAACTTATCTAACAGACAACAACGTGCTATGTTAGCTGCTCAACAGAGAGCACAGTTTATTGGACAAGAGTTTGATCAAGCATTTCAAACAAGAGTGCAAAATGCTGCAAAGGTTAGCGACATAGCTAATTTAAACTTTAATGCAGAACAACAGATAGCATTAGAAAATAGTCGTGCAACAAACACTATGAACTTAAATAATCTATCGAATAGACAAGCTCTTGTATTGGCAGAAGCATCTGCACTAGCTAACTTAGATTCATCTAATTTAAATAATAGACAACAAGCCGCTGTGCAAAATGCACAATCATTTTTACAGCAAGACATGGCTAATTTAACAAATCAACAGCAGACAGAGTTATTTAAAGCACAGCAGAGAACACAAGCCTTGTTTACAGATCAAGCTGCTACAAATGCCGCTAATCAATTTAATGCAACATCGCAGAATCAAGTGGATCAGTTCTTCTCTAACTTAGCACAACAAGCATCACAGTTTAATGCGACACAAGCTAATGCACAAGCTCAGTTTAATGCAGGTCAAGTGAATACAGTAGAGCGATTTAACGCAGAGATAAACAATCAACGTGATCAGTTTAATGCACAGAATCAACTAGCAATAGCACAAAATAACGCAGTGTGGAGGAGAGAGATTGCAACAGCAGATACAGTCGCTGTAAATAGAGCAAATGAGTTGAATGCAAACGCAGTTCTTGATATATCTAAAGAGGCATATGATAATCTATGGTCTCACTATAATGACACTATGGAGTGGGCATGGACATCTGCAGATAATCAGTTAGACAGAATAAATCAATTAGCAGTCGCAGAATTAAGTGCAGACATTAAAAGAGAAACACAAAAAATGGCATCATCCTCTGCGGCAGGAAGTGCAGTAGGTAAATTAATTGGTACATTGGGATCTGCTGCAATTACTCAAGGATTATTTGGATAATGATAACAAACCCAACACTACAAGTATTAAGTTCATTTCAAAAGTTAAAAACACCTCAAACTGAGAGTAGGTCAAAAAGCATGGGTATGATGACTAGATCTAGACCCCCAATACAAAATATGTCAAATACAAAAAAACAACCCATGATGATAGCAAGAGAAATACAGATGCATATTAGAAATGCTAACAAAACACAAAAGAACGGAGAAAGCGATGGAACAATCGTTTGATAGACCAATACCCGGAATGGGCATGACATTTGAGGTTGGCTCACGACCTTGGCAAACACCACCAGAACTAACCACTGTAGAACAAGCTACAGATTATTATATAGAGAGGATGAACACAGATCAGTTCAAAGCTCAACTAACAGACGTTATGGAAATGGGTGTGCCTTTAGCTACATTAGCAAACACCATACAACTAGCGAGTGTTATGGAAGGTGTTCATTCAGTTGATGTCGGCATATTAATGTTACCAATAATAGTAGAACTGTTAATGACAATAGCAGATTCTCAAGGGATTGATTACGATACTGGTATGGAAGGTATGGAGAATGAAAGAGCTACCTCTGTAGATAGAACAATAAACACTATAATGAGGGAAAGAAATCTACCAAAAGAAGATGCACCCACTGAGGAGCAAAGAGCAGATGTAGAAGTAGAGGAGACACCCCAACCACCTATGGGGTTAATGGCTAGGAGACTTTAAATGTTAGGTAAATTTTTTGGATCTGAATTTGGAAAAGGTCTTGTGGCTGGAGCCGCAGAGGGTTTTGCTGAAGGATTTCAAGACGATATAGATAGAACAAAAGATAATGTAGATAGGCTAGTATTAGAATCCTACAAAGGTGGTGTTGAGCAAAAGAAAAAGTATGATGCTGTATTTAAAGATAATCAAAAGATAGTTGAACAAATAGCTGGTAATTTAGGGGGAGATGATGGAATTAATCATCCAATGGCTTTAGAGGCGGCATACGGATTAATAAACACTGCTGGTGGATTACAAAATGCTTTAGATGAGTCAGTGAACGCAAAAGCATTTTTTAATAGATATGGAGTACATCCCACAAAACAATTAGAGTTATCCGTTATAAAAAACAGAGAAACACCTTTGACAGTTTCAAGTATTACTAAAACTACTGTTCCCAAAATGACTATACTTGACCCTAAAATTTTAGGTGACTCTGCGGCAGTTGGTATTATGAAAACTAATTTATTAGGTAGTGATTATGATCCGTCAAAAGAAATAAGTAAGAGAGCCGCTGCTTTGCTTACAGCTAGAGGGATAGACATCAATCAAGGTGAAATGAAGATACCTATTGCGTCTAAAGTGACATTAGATCCATTAATAAGAGGTATGCAAACAGATCCCGTTGCTGAAATAGCTAGACTTCAAGTCTTTGGTAATAAATTAGACCCTAAAGATCCTGACTTTGTACAAAAATTTAACAGAGTTAAAGACATGATTGATGTGCAAGTAGAAGTTGCTACAGCAACAGCAAAAACTCAAGCGAGCATACTAGATGAGGCTAAAATAGGAAAAGGTTTATCTATTTCTGCTCTTGGGTCTGCAAAAAATCAAATCACAAATCAAATAATAGAAAGTTTTAATGTTGTTGCAAAAAAAGATAGCACGGGATTATATATGACCCAAGATCTTGTACAAGAAAAACAAAAAATAATAACCGATACAATGGCATATTACTTAAAAATGTTAAATTTAGGAGTAACAAATAAAGATGATCAATCCTTTTTTAAAGTAATAGAAGCAATAAACAACAATAAAAAGTTGTCTTTGACTGATGGAAAGTTAGTAATGTTAAATGGAGAAGGATCTACCAACGTATCTACAAGAGATGTAGATACTTTAAAACAAGGAAGTAAAAAAATAGATGATCCTTTTAATTTAAATAAAAAACAACCCATTGATTATAGTAAAATTGATCAAAACGCTTTAATATCGTCAATAAGAAAACAAGGGATAAATACAATAAATGGGCAGAGGTTACTTAACACATTAAAAGGTAAGATAAACTTTGACAACCCTCCTGAATTACAAGGATTAATAGGTAAAGCTAAAGTTAACAAGATTGAAGAGTTAGCACGAGAGTTAGTCAAAAGGTAGATTAACATGGCAGAAAAAGATTATTTTGATGTGGACTATACCACTCTATCTGATGATGAATTAAACAGAGAAAACTTAACTAGTAATTTTAAATTTATAAATGATGCATCACAATTTTTAGCAGAAAGAAATGACATATATCTAACTGATGCTGATGAAATATACGATGCTTATCTAGAACACTTTCGTGGTCAAAACGTAAACGAAGTTACAGCAGTTAAAGACATGTACCAAGCTCAAAATTATAAAAGAGATGGTGATGATGCTGGACTAAAACGTATGGGTGATCTCATGAACACCTTTGATAGACAAGGAAGTGAATTCAATCTTGAAACTATAAAAGATTATTTAGGTGGTATATTTACTGCTCCATCAACATACGCTGGTATGTTTTCATTTGGTGCCGCAAAAGGTGGTGCTTTAGCTGCTCAACAAGGTATAAAGTTTGGTATAAAAGAACTAATAAAAGATGGTGCTCAAACTGAAGGATTAAAGAAAGGCATAACCACAGCAGTGGCAGACAAAGCAAGTGAAGTATCTAGGCTAAGAGCTTTACGACAAGGTTTTCAAAAGGGTGGTTACAAAACTGCTATAGGGGCAGGAGTAGTTGACGGATTAGGTGCTTCAGGGACTGCTTTAGCACAAGAGCAAACAAGAGTAGATTTAGAATTAAAAGATGACATAAATTATGACATGGTTGCACTTTCAGGTGCGTTAGGAATGGCTCCGGGTGCGTTGTTAGGTGGTTTGACAGGAAGCCGAAAGGCAATGACTGCAAATACTGCAGAACAATACGCAATAAAAGAACTAAATAAGAAAAGAGATTTAGTTAACGATGCTTTTAAAAACAAAGCTATAAAAAATTTAAGAGACAGAGGTTTTAAAGGTAGGGCAACTTCAGCCTTGATGACTAAGTTAAAAAAGTCTTTAGCAGAAACTGCAGGTAGTTATAATTTAAACGTAGGTAAAAGACTAAAAATAGATTTAGCTTCTGAAGCTGATACCTTGTTAGGACTAGATAATAAAATTATTGCGAATGTCGCATCTGCAGGTGCAGAAATAGTTGATATGATAGGTCCAAGATTAGGGGTTGTTAAAGGTAGTAAAGAGGATTTTGAAGAGAGAATAACATCTAGAATAGCTAGAGGTTTAATGTCCTCTGATGAAGCTACAACAAAAAAACTTATGGATTCTTTCTTAGGTGTGTTAGAGAGTCATAATCTTAGTCCCTCCGAGTTTGGTGCATTATATTTAGCAGAGATATCTCAAGCAGGTAGAACGCTAGGAACGCAAGGTAGAATATCCAAAGAGTTTTCTAAAAAATTATTTTCAGAATTAAATGACTTAGACAAAGCGTTATTTACTTTAGGTGCAAACACAGAGGCAGCTAGAAAAGCAGTATATAATAAAATAGACAGAGGTTCTCTTTTAAATGCCACATCTAATTTTTTTCAGACATTAAATAAGACACGTATAGGTCTTATGACAATTCAAGCTGCAACAACGGTAAGAAACACAACTAATGGTTATCTACGTAATTACGTATATGCAATGAATAATCTTGGGGCTGGTATTTATAATATTGCAAAAGGAGATTTACAAAGAGCATTTGGGGATGAAGAATTAAAGAATGCAGGTAAATTTGCAGCCAAGGAGGGTGTTGCTCAGTTACAAACAGGTGTTAGGTCTTTGTTTTTCAAAGATATGGTGTTTGGCTTACAAAGTGAAGACACTGCCATATTAGTAAGAATGTTTAAAGATCCACGACTAGGTAATTCTCCAAAAGCACATCAATTATTTAGATCACTAGGAGATATAGGTAATGTCTTAGGAAACGACCACAGTAGAATGATGAAGACTGCTAGATTTCTCAATACCTTTAATACAATGAGCGATGATTTATTTAAGTCAGCAATATTCTCAAGAGAAATAGATAAAATGATAAGGGCAGACATAGCCTTAGATAAAGATGGAAAAACAGTCATAGATGCTGGATTCAAAGCTGCAGGCATAAATAATTTAAGTGATTTAGTAAAAACTAATAATTTTAAGATGGTGGATGATATGTCTATTGCTAAAGCGATGAATCAAGCTATGGATTTTACTTATCAAACGGGTAACTTTAGAGGAAGAGAAGGTGGATTTAATAAATTAGCTGCTAGTTTTATCGATGTATCTAGTTCTCAACTAGGATCAACATTCGTTCCTTTTCCTAGATATATGGTAAATGCTTTTAGATTTTTCTATGAACACGCACCTATACTTGGTATGTTTAACATAGGTGGTGTTTTAAATAAATCTGATAGTGCAGATAGATTTGCAAAACAAGTTACTGGATTATCAATGATAGCAGCTTTCTTTGGAATGAGAGATAATTTAGGTGATGAAAATACAGGTGCGTTTGTCTATAAAAATCCTTATGGTCATGGGTCATTTGACGCTAGAGCAGCGCTAGGTCCTTTTAGTGCGTTTGCAGTTATAGCAGATTATTTATACAGTATAGGTAAACCAAATGGAAAACTAGATCGTGAGTTTGGATTTAGTTTACACGACAATGATAGAGTTTCAGAGGGAGTAAAGATAAGAGATTTAGTCTCAGCATTGACAGGTGGTGGATTTGGTAGAGCGGGTATAAGTTTAGATTTAGTCGATGGCATGGTTGAGATAGCCACAAAAGAAGCTAGTTTAACCAACTTAACAAGAGCAGAAGAAGCGATGGCTAGATTCGTGGGTAATTATTTTAGCACGTACACAGTGGGTGCAGGAGTTATAAAAGATGCAGTTGCTATGGTTGATCCTGATTATAGATTGCTTACTGATAATAGTGATGTTGAATTCTTTCCATACGTATTTAAACAAGCAACTAGATCGTTTCCTATGGAAGCACATGCAGATGGCGATGGCTTTTTTGAAAGACCTGCTCAAACATCGCCATATAAACCAACGGGTATAAGAAACACATTACCTCTGTTTAGACAGATATCAGGTCTTACGCCAATAGAAGAAAAGAATGAAACACAAAAAGAGCTAGACAGATTAAAAATAGATTACGTAGAGGTAGCACCAAGAAAGCTACAAGATCCTGAAGCTAACAGAGATGCAAGGCAATTTGTGGGATTAGCAGTAGAAAAATATTTAGCTGATTATATAAATAGTCCAGAATATTTAGGTTTAGAGACTGATACACAAAAAAGAAGAAACTTAAAAAAAGAATTAAACTCTATTAGAACTGAGGCTATAGCGTATGCTTTAGGAGAAAAAGAGTGGGATACCCCTGAAGACATATTAAGAAAAACCAAAGCTAGATTTTTTAGATTGCCTTCAGTAGAGAGAACTATTATCGAAGAAAAATGGAATCAATTAAATCCTGATCAAGAGATTGACATATATGATTATCAAGATTTATTAGAAATAGGTCAAGCGTTTGGTTTTGTTAAGTAGCAAATGCTCTCAATATACCCATCATAAGAGCAGCACAAGCAACCCCATTCAATACTAATAATGCTCGATCATGCCAAAGATAAGCCATAACAGTTAAACAACCAGTGCCTACGCAGGAGGATACTAAATCGTAGAGGGGAAATACACCGACTGCTCTGCAGACTATCCCTGACATGATGAACAATGACCCTATCCATTTTAAGTACCAAGATAGGTCATAAGTTGGAGTTATTTTTTGCATTTAACTCCCTTAACTTTTTTAAAGTTACTTCAGCAATAACTTCTATATCTTTTAGATTCTTTATAATCTCTTCCATTAGCCTTGGAAAAGAATTCTTTTTACCTTGCATAAATTTTTTAGCTTCGTCTTCTAGACTCATTCCTTGTTGCCTGTTTAAAATAAGCAGAGTTATAACCTCTCTGCCACTCTCGATGTTGCATAGTCTTATCAGAGAATGGATTCAACTTATTAAATTTAAATCCAGTCATCCCTTGATTAAACTGCAACTTTAACGGTGCATCGTATTTACCTAGTCCTCTCTCTTGTCTACTTAGAATTTTTTTCTTTTGTTTCATTAGAGTTTTCTTTTTGTGTTGGTCTCTCAAGATATTTTAATATCATTGATAACCTATCATCGTATTTTCCAATCTCTGATATTTCTTTATCTATGGAAGCCATGATATCGGAGTGTTCTCCTATACCAGTGGATCTACTCAAGTAGATCTCAACATTGGCTATGTGTTTGTTTATTAAACCAACATAATAAGATTTACATGCACTTAATAACATTTCTCGCATTTTATCTTCCTTCTATATCAACTATTTCACATGCTCCTGCGACACACGCAAGATCCTTACTCCCCGTAGTTGTATCTTCTTTTTCAAAATCTTTTAACATACCCCAATCAATTTGGGTTGGCATCTTTTCCATCAACTTATTATACTCTTCTTCTGTTATGTCTTGATATGGTGCTTGTTGATATGTGTGCTCACTAAAGGGCAGAAATGATATACCCGAAACCTCATCAAAGTTTTTATACACCCATGCACCTACATCCATCCACTCATTTTCTTTTACTGAAATGGTAACAGATGGTTTGTGTTCACACCAATGTCTTTGGAACAAGAGCCAATAATCTAACTGCTCTATGGCAGTCATCTTAGTTCTAGTGATAGCACCCTTTGGTGATCGCATCGGAAAACTAAACACAGATACACTGTTAGGCTTGGTTATATCAGGCTCTATGGGTATGCCTACTTTTTGCATAAACTGTGTGAGTGGATCTTTGTTATCACCACGAACAGTTCTAACATAGAAGTCGTTGTGTCTAGCATGTATGCCACTAGCACTATCAACTAACTGTGACACCGTGCCTGATGGCTTTATACAAGTGATAGCAGTTGATTGTGGTATTCCTAAATCTTTGGCTATCTTCTTGTTAGTATCTATTGCCACTTGTTTTAAGTCTATTAAAATATCATCCAAACCATAGTAGTTACTATTAAGTATTGGATTATCTAGTATACCTGTAAGAGATACACCCAACAATCTTTCTTCCTCTGTATTGTCTTTCCATACCTTACGTAGGTATTTAAAATCTGTTAGAGTAGATTGGAAAGTTCCTAATATTGTAGCTATGCGAACTTTACTTTGTAATGATTCTAATGTATCTGTTTCTCTGCAAACTACCTCTGTCAAATTACAAAACTGATATGGTCTGAGTATAATCTCACTACACGGATTGCAACCAAACTGATGGTCAGAACTACGTCTACCATTCTCGTCTACTTTCTTTTTAGCAGACTCTCTATTAAATATGCCACGTTCCCCTGATTTAGACTCATACAAAGCAGTCCACTCTCTCATGAATGTACCCATTTCAGGTTTCGTTTTAAATGCGACAGAATTATTTGCTAATGCCCTCTGTCCTTCGTTCTCCCACCATGATCCTGACTTAGCATGTCTCATCTGATCATCGCCAAGATTAGATAAAGATATGAGTGCTGATCGTCTAACACCACCAACAACAACCACCTCACCGATCTTGCACATGATGTCATGGCACTCTATTGGATATAATCTTCTGCCTCTTGCAGCCTTAAACTTTTCAATACAAAAGCTAAATAAGTTCTCTAATGGGGCAGGACCTGATGCTCTACCACCAAATGTTTTTAATCTAGCACCTGCGGGTCTTATCTGTGATACATCCCACTTTGGCACTTGACCCACATAAAGCATAGCTATCATTTCTCTGAGAGCTTTTGCCCAACCGGGTCTGCTATCTGCCACTGTTATTACAGTGCTACTGTCTTCAAAATGTTCGTTGACAATAGGTAACTTATCTACATTTTCTCTTTCTACAGAGAAGCCAACACCAGTACCACACATTAAAATATACATACACTCATCAAAACTACGAGGACTATCAACAGGTATGTAGCTACAGTTATAACCAGCGACATGGCATCTGTCCAAAGCAACACCTGCAGTCATCAATGCTCTCATGCTAGGCATGACACCTAAAGATGTAATAGCATCATTGATCTTCTCTTTTAATGCCTTTGTAACTGTATAATTATGCTTACTCCATAAATGATTACACATGTAATCTGAATATCTATCAACAGTTTCAATCCACGTTTCTCTACGTTGCTCATCGTCTTTCCATCTAGCATATCTAGATAGGGCAATAAAATTTTGGTAATCTGTTGGTAGGTAGTTATTCATTTATGTATCCTCTGTAACTATTCTTAAACTGGTTATTTTCAAACCATCAACCTCATGTATCATATCTCTCAAGTAATCCTCTATCTCTGCGGCTAAATTACCATCAGAGGGTATTGGATATTCTTCGTGGTCTACTTTTACTGTAACCAATATTTTAACTCGTGTCATCCTTTTTTATTTCTATTAACTTTTTGAGATACCATAGTGCTTTTTCTAAGTCCTCAACACCATTTTTATATCTGTATCTCCACACATATTTGATTATATTACCTTGAAAGTAATATTCAGACCCCTCATCGGTGGCTGCGATTATAGCATCTATTGTTTCAATACCTGCTTTATTATAATGTGGTGGGTGGTTCACCATATCTACTTCTTTTGCTCTCATTTTCATATACTCTAAATGTCTCACTTGTTGTTTCTTTTTTTAGTTTTGAAATCTATATGTATTACGTTACTGTCTTCTTCTCTTCTTACAAATTTATTTTTTACAAAAGACTCTAAGAAGTTTTCTAACTTTGTCAAAAGTCCCGGATCTAAATCCATGATTGGCACAGAGGATGCAACTAACTGTGCTAAATGCATTAAACTAGCTCTACTTTCTGCATCTAATTTAGAATCAGGATGAGCTATAATATTTAACACAACTTCTCCAGTCCAATATGTTCCATCAACTTTTGGAACTAGTTCTAAATAAATTGCTTCAGGGTTTTTTCTATACATCATTTTGTACCTCCTATACATTTAATAAATTTTGGATGTTCGTTCTTCCCCTTTTCCTTTAACCATGCTTCAGGTATAATTCTGTCATGGTATAAGAAACCTTGTTCTACGCACCATTGTGCATAAGTAGTATTTGATCCTTTGTATAGCTTGTTTTTACTATTACCAAAAACAAAACGTATATCTAAATTAGGATGTTGTTTTTTTATCTCTACATGCTTTCTTCTATGCGTCGCTGTAAAGTGTCCCTTTGCTTCAATAATTATGCCATTATCTAAAATAAAATCAGGTTTATATGTTCTGTAACATAAATCTTGCCATTGTATTTTTATAGTTTCATACTCAAAATTAGCCTTAATCGTATGTAACTTGATGGCTATGCTATATTCTAGACCACCTTTATATTTATCTTCTATATCTATTTCAAACTCCATATTTGACTAGCATCTTGTTTTGCTTTGTGTGACCACATCCAAGAGTCAACATTTGGAAAGAATAAAGAAGCAATATAGTGTTTGTCTTCACTTAGTGATAATAGTTTTTGTATACTAAATGCCACTGTTTGCAGTTGTTTTTTATGCAACGACAAATTTTTAAGATTAAATTTTTTGTGCATTTTAGGTGACGCAAAAAACAAATCTACTTTCTTCTTTGGGTATGCCATAGAATACAAAGCCATCTGTCTCATCTGTGCCTCTGTAGGCTTTGATGGCATCCTTGTCGTTGTTTTCAAATCCACTATTGTATCTTTAAATAAAAAATCTATGTAACCAATAATTGGTATGGGCAAGTCATCAAACTGTACCTCTACCTTTTGTTGATAGCTTTCTAAATTTTTATATTTAAAATTTTCATCTAACACTTCACCAAAACTAGCTAAAGTGTTACGTTCTTTTTTTACCTTCTCATCATTTAAATCAATACCAGCTTCGCCACAAAGACCAATAAACTTAGTATCAAGTTCTAAAAAATCAAAAGAACCTTTTTCATATTTCTGTGCTAACACATGCTCTTGTGCAATACCACGAATAGCACCAGCACCACTATCTGATCTAATGCCAAATAAGTATCTCATAATCCATTGTGGTGGATCTGTGATGTAGGTGTTGATGCTACTTGGGGATAAGTAGTTTATATTGTGTACCCGAAATGGGTTGTTGGAAATCACTGTACTTCTTCTGTGTCAATATCAATGAAACCCTCTATTACTTCTTGATCAGCTTCACTAACATCGCCTTGTCTTTTCTGCACGTTAGTATCCCACTCTTTACAAACCCAATCGTTAAAACCTTTTATAAACATGCTAAACTCACCAAAAAGTTTTTTATCTTCATCATTAATTTCAAATGACTCCGTATAATCGACCTCAACTATAGGTGTGTAAAAAGAACTGCCATTAGGCAATTGATTGGCATGTGTTCCATTTAAATGCATTGCATGTTGAATTGGTAGTCTAGACTTCTCTGATAACTCTGAGAATAGATCACCAAATGTTTTAAAAGCATCCTTGTTGTCAACTTCCCAAATGAAAGGAGAATCTGAAAAGTTTTCAACAGGGACACCTTTTTCATCTACGGGATCTTCCATAGATACTGTTCCAAAGAGCACTCGTACTCGTTTGATTTGTCTAATTAAATCTTGTGTGCTTTTGGGCAAGGCTTGAAAATCCTCAACATAACCTGAAGGCTTACCACAGTTGAACCGACCTGTGTTATCTTTCAAATCAATATTAAGGCTATCAGCCATGATGGTTCTGTGGAAAGAGCCTTTTTTCTCTCCACCTTTAGCACCCTGATTAGCAACATATCTTTTGAGCATGAAACGCTGCATGAAAGGTCTGATGGTAATATTCTTGGAAAAAATGTAAAAAGAAGAATCTTCACTTACGACTTCAAGTCTATAAGCTCCACCCTCAATAACTTCTACGTTTGTGGGTTTACCATTAACCTCAACCTTACCCATAATAGGTGAGTGCCAAATTCTTAATCTGTTAAGTGTGCTAGTTTTCTTGGGTGCTTTTTTCTCTGTAGCCATTCCCATTGCTCTAGCCAAATCATCGTAATTATCTACGTTTATATTTGCTAATTCGCTCATTTTAACTCCTTAAAAAGTCTTATAGTTATATCAAGAGACATCTTTAGTGTCAAGCCAGTTGTCCCCCATCTTTGCTTCTAATAGCAAAGGTACATTAAAATCAATACCATATGTTGAATCAATAATCTGTTTCATATTTTTATTTGTATTATTAATTATGTCAATCACAATATTTTCTTCATTGGGATGTACATCAATTACAATGGAATCATGTACTGTGTTCACAATGCATGATTTAAAATCTTGTAGCTGATCATCAATAGCCAACAAAACTAAAGGCACAATATCAGCAGTGGCAAAACTTTGTACTGGGTAGTTTTTTATTTGAGTAAAATGAGACACACCACCGTTTGTTCTTCTTTTAACATCCGGGAATGAAAACTCTCTACCCGAAGGTATTCTAATCTTCTGTGTGTTTAAAGCCTCTTTAGCCAATCGGGTATGCCATAGTGCGATTTCTTTGTACTTTTTTGTAAACTGTTCGTAATATTTTGCTTCAGAAGTCGTTCTCCCAAATCCTGTTGCTCCGTAGAGAGGGGCAAAGGTGTGAGCTTTTGCTTCTTGCCTACTAATCTTTTGACCTGATTCCGTAATGACACTAGCAGTGTACGCATGAACGTCAAAGCCATCTTCTATCTCCTTCATTGCTATTTTGTCTTGTGATAAAAATGCTGCAGTTCTAAACTCCAACTGTGCAAAATCTGCCTCTAAAATCTTTCCACCTTGCCATCTAGAAACAAATACTTTTTTAACAGGGAATGTACCACCTCTAGGCATGTTTTGCATATTAGGATCAGCACCACTAAATCTTCCTGTTGATGTTCTGTGTTGTAAAAGTCTTACATGTAACATTCCATCTTCCTTAGTATGAATTTTTATACCCTCTACAAAAGAAGATAGATATGTATCTAGTGCCGACAGTCTTTGTATATCAGTCAAAAAGTTAAATGCAGGCACACTGTCGTTTCTCTTTGTGACATGTTGTAATACCTCCAACATCTTTTTGTTAACACTAAAACCATTGGCACTTACCCATTTTACATTTGGTGGGTTAAATTTAAATCCTGCTATTTTTCCCACAGAAATAAAAGAATAGCCATTCCCATTGCAATCAGGGCATTTAGGTAATCGAGCATAAAGAGTTCCATCCTTCTTCACCTTTCTTAATAAGCCTGAACCAATGCAAGTCCTACATTTCTGTGCTTTTGTTTTGTAAACTATGTCTGTGTTATCTTTTATAGTTTGATTAAAACTTGTCTTCTCCATTGCATATGCAAAGTTATTCATCCATGTGGATTTGTCTTTTGGTTTTCTACTATACAAAATCCATGACATCTGTTCAGGACTATTTAAATTTATAGGAGTATCACCCATAAGTTCCTTTACTTGTGTCTGTAGTCTTTGTTCTATTTCACTTTTTTCTTTTTGAAATTCTAATTGTACGGATTCAAGTGTATCAACATCCACCTTGAATCCTCTCTTATATATCTTAGCCAATGCCACTGATACTTTGTTTGTAAATAATACAGTGTTCAATAACCCAGCATCTTTTGGTGTATTCAATCTATAATATTGTTTGTCACTTAGTTGTTGTGTAGCACGTAGATCTGCAGAAAGATAACTAGAGAGTTCTGCTCTAGGTATTTCATCTGTGGCAAAACCTTGAGCAAAATAATTTTTGAGGGTATCTTCTTTCTTTGTCTCTAAGTCATATCTCTCTGCACAATCTTTTAGGTGCAAAGGTTCTTTCATGCCACGTTGCAAAACATACTCTGTTAGCATTGTACAAAATATAGGACCTTCATATTTAAACCCTGATTCCCAAAGCCACATGAGATCGTAAGCTATGTTATGTCCGATTAGGAT